CAAGCCTTTTTAGATGAGGCGATGCGGCCGTCGAAGATGATGTAACTAATTCTTTTATCGCCAGACTTTGCAAGGAGTCGAATCTGATCGACCAAGTCAGGCATGACATCGGGCTTCCTGCCTTTGCCGTTAAGGTCGCGGTCAACATCGATGGCACGAACCCATCCCTGTGCATCTGGATTATGATCAGACTTGCGTGCAGCGTGTCGAGTGTCGCCGATCCAGCCGTCCGAAGTTCGATCTCTATCGGGGAATGCATCATCAATCTGCTCGCGTAGTTGAATGGCAGACTTAGAAAGTCTTGGCTTCATGCAAGTAGGAGTGCTGCTTCATCGGCTGTGATGCCTAGTCGCTCAAGTAGTGCAGCCTTAGAAGCTGATCTTGCCTCTAGTTTGGCCTTTGCTTCAGCTTCTAACCTTGCCAATTCTGCCAGAACTTCATCTTTTGATGGAGCGTCGCCCTTTAATACATCCCACTTAATTGTTGCATAATCATTGTCAATGTAAGAAAACTCTGACTCTGGACGTAGGGATCTAATAGCATCTGCTAGAAGTAACATTTTATGCTCCTATTTCTAAAAGTATAATTGATCCGGGAGTGCTGCTTTCCTGGAAAACGATCGTGCCAGTTGTAAAATTTGCGCCTTGTGTTTTATATGTAGTCGCTGAGGTTGTCGCTGGCGAATCTAAGTAATGTATATTCTGTAAACTTCTATTGGCTATTGCAGTTGCACCCGTTGCAGTTAAAGAAAATGACTCATATTTATTAGGAGCCAAATCTGCAATAGTTGTCGCACCTCGAAGCAAGCGCGTTCCAGAATTTCCTGAAGCCGCTGAAGTTTGCACCAATATCGGTTGCGTTGTTAAAACTAAAATTTTACTTGTTGCTAAAGTAGGTGTAATTGTTGCAGTTAAACCCGAATCTGTAAAAGTAGTTGTCGAAATTGTGGTTGCTGTTGTTGTTACTGCGCTGACCACTTGCAAGACTTTACCGCCCCCGCCGCCGCCTACTGAGACCCATGCTGCGCCGTCGTATTTTTCTACAGCGTTAGTATCTTTGAGGTATGCGATCATCCCCTCCTGTGGGCTTGCAATGGCTGAAGTACGGGCTGCCGAACTAGCGAAGACCATGACTACCTGTGAGGCTAGATAGCCGTTAGCGTCGGCGGCAGTTAGCACGTCCCCTGTCGTAAATTCCTTAAAACCTAAGCCTGCTGCCATTGTTTATCTCCTAGTATCCTAATATGGACGTGCCTATTATACCCGACGTCGCTGATCCTATAATGAATCCTTCAACGATGGGCTCAAGTGTTGTAACTGTGCATTTCATGCTGTTAGGGGTTATGTCCCACGCCAAGCCCTGTACCTGCAAGGTCTTAACGATTGTCGAGCCATCTGGCTGGACGTTAGTAATCTTGACGTTGTCAAAATAATCTAGACCGATCATTGTGTCAGTTGGTACATCTGTATCGAGTAGATCGACAGTCATGGCATCGATGCGGATCGTGGTCTCGGCTCTAGTTGCCACATATATCTTTGCAATGTCTAAGACTTGTGCATCTGTCTGCGGAATCATGTCTGTGATGGTCGTGCCATGAGGGAAATACTTAGCCGATGAATCTGCATTGACAGAAGTCTGAGCTGTGCCGCCAATGCGAGTCATGCTGGCTTGATTGACGATAAGTTTGTCATCAAAGGCGTACTTGAGGTCTGAGTAGGGAATGCCTGTTGTCTGATTAAACTCGATAGGGGTAGCGGCTAAAGATCCCACTACATCTGAGCGATCCTTAAACTCCGCTGTGCCATCTGGCAACATGAAGAATGCGCCTTGCTCCGCGAACTCTGCCGCCTTTATAGCTGCAAGGGATGTGCGAGATGTTCCCGGATCTGCCTGTACTGTCGTCGATCCTGCGTCGGTTATACGCATTGATGTAGGGAATGAGACCTGATCGAGGATCTTAGTGATACGCGTGCCTGTAGTTTGGCCAGCAGTTGCACCTGTAACGCTTGCCACGTTAGCCATCTGAAAAAGTCTAAAGGCATCCGAGCAGACAATATCGACGTATCCAATCTCCTGCCCTGTTGGATAGTAATACTTATAGGTGTCAACGTATCCAGAGAATAGAAACTCCTGCGCCGTTGCCGTAGTGGCTGCCACGCGGATCTTGCGTAGTGGAGTGAGATAGCCGAAATAAGGTGACGCCGCATTTTGAGGGTTAAAATAAGAATTAGGGTCTAAGACTCGGACAGTACAGTTGCCAGACTCGTAAGTGTCTCGCATGATATTGCGGCCACGGCTGATCTTAATTGATCGAGTAACGCTGCTGAGATCAACTACTGGATCAAGTACGGCTGAATCACCAAATGCGCTTGTGCCGATTACTCCGTATTTGTCATCGCCAATAACGAAGCCAAGGCCAAAGGTCGCTCCTTGCGAAAAGTCAAATGATACCGAGATGGTGGCAGGAAGTGTCATTCGATCGCTACTGCGCCCTTATTGCGTGATCGATTGACTTGATTAAACGATCCAGATAGCGATCCGTTAATCTGTGAATTAGTAATTGCACCGCCAACGATGTCTCCATCTAGATATACCTGAACGTTAATTAACTTCTGCTCTGCGACCTGTCCAGCATTAACTGCGGCAGCCAATTCCATTTGTGCATCTGAGAAGGTAGAGGATATAGGGACAGGTGTTGTGCCTAAGGCTGAAACTGTGACGCCTAAAGAAGCTGCTGTCCAAGCCAGAACATCATCTGGGATCTTCCAATTCTCGTAAGGATTAGGAGCCTTGGGAGTAGCAAGTAGGGCAGCGTTCAGGAGAGCGTTGCGTTTAGTAGCAGCATCTAATTGGTCTGCTAATTGAGTCGCTAAAGTGGCATTACCTTCAAGAAGTGCTTTCTGCAATAGCAAAGAGATGCGATCGGTTTCGCTGATCTTTCCCTTGAGTGCTGCCTCAATACCGATAGCGTCTATATTGAGAGTCTTTGAGGCTTTGTCGAGTGCAGCCTTTTTCTTGGCTTCTGCCAGAGTCTTTGTCTGCGCTGCTGCCAACTCTTTGGCACGCTTGAGTGCGTCTGCTTCTGCCTTCTTGCGAGCTGCATCATTCGCTGGAGTGTTATAGATGCCAATAGGCATAGATCCAAGATAGCCCATCTTGATGCCCTCGAATGAAGCTCTAAACATCTTTTCTTGAATGTCGATAATCTTGACTACTTCGTTCTCATAATTGTCAAACGGGTTTAGTGAAGCAAGGATGGCTTGGTCAGATGTCAGGTAATAAAGTTTCTTAAATCCAAAAACGGCTGTTGCAACCATGCTGGCGATCTTTGTCGCTAGCCCCTCGATCTTGGCAACGAACTCCTGAGGATCTCCAGCTGCGAAGGCTGCCACTAGAGACTCAACTAGAGCCCCACCGATCTTTTCTGATGCCTCTCCAACGGCTGTGTTGATTAACTCAAACTTGCCAGCGTATGTGTCAAGGTAAGCAGCATTAGATCCCTTAAATGTGGCAGCGAACTTAGACTGTACATCTGCAAAACTCATAGTCTTAAGCTCAGCCTGAGATAGTCCTAGAGCATACTTACGAAGTCCTTTAGTGTTTCCAACGTAAGCCATTGAAAGATCATTAACTACAGTCTCGTAGTCCTCGCCAGAGCCGCGTGAAATGTCTAGGGCTTGGTTAAGCAATTCTTGAGACTTAGTAACCGATCCAGTAGTCTGCAATAGTTTCTGCATTGCCGGACGCAGTTCATCATCTGTAACTCCAGACATGGCAGAAAGTTCACTGATAAAACTCTCGATGCGAACTGACTCAAATCCTAGGCCGAGATTCTTGACCGACATGGCTAGACGGCTGGCTGCCTTCTCGTCTTCCATAAATGCCTTAGCGGCTTGTTTACCAAATTTAACTACGGCGGCAGCTGATAGACCAATCCCTAGTGCGCCTGCTAGTTTCTTAAAAGACTTAGAAAGTTTCTTGACATCCTTGTCGGTATCTTCAAGGGCTTTCTTGCCTTTGTTTTCAACAATTATGGGGATTCTTAGTTCAGCCATTAGTTGCCACTCCCATTAAACTTAGTGGCGGCCTTTTCAAGCGCCTTGATAACTCCAGCCTTAGCCTTGCCCTCATCTTCTTTGTACGCCTTAAACATTGCACGTCCAGACATCTTGCCAGAGCCTGTTAGGTTGCCCTGCAATCGTGGTGTGAAGCGACCAGACATGCCAGACTTACGTCCAGCCGTCTCAAAGATCGCGCCTGCCGCTGTCTTATTGTGGATCGATACAGTCGCAGACCATCCCTCGCGGTTAGGCTTAGTCGGTGTCAGTTTATAACCTACGCCTCGACGTGCCTCGGTTGCATCGTACATTGGAAAAGTTGCAGTCTTAACTTCATGCTTAACGAATCCAGACGGCATGGCGCTGTTAGATGGCATGAAGCCTCTGGCTTTCTTTACCAATGGCTTTAAGAATCCAACCATCTCATCGCGTGTTGCTTTGTCTAGATCAGGTGAAAATTTCTTTAGGGCTTTGCGAAGCTCGTTAGCGCCTTTTAGCTCTGTAGGCATCGCTCTGCTCCTTTGCTCTATCTTTCAACGCTTTCAGTAACATCTGGAGCATTGTCGAATCTAAATCAATTAAGTCTTGTGGAGGGATAGCCGTCTCGATGCTCAAGCGAGCAATGAGATAGTGGATGCTATCCCTGCCTAGGCCAAAGGGTCAGACTCTGCAACCTCTACACTCTTAAGAGTTTCGAGAAAGTCTGAGCCGAATGGCTTGACTGTGACTCCACTTAGTCGAAGGCCTTCCCATGCAAGCCAATAGACATCTGACTGCTTTTCATCATCGCGGAACGCTTTGTGAAATCCCTTTTTAGCATATAGCTCGAACGCGTACTCCAGTCGAGGTGTGATCTCGATATTCGTGACGCTGTTGTCTGCCATCGTTACTATTAACTTTGCCATGCTGTGCCCCTTTGTTTAGTGTTTTAGAATGTGCCTGTTGTGGCAACTACTGTAGTGCCTGAGACGTTAAATGTCAGGCTCTGCATTCCGATATCAGCGACTGCGCCGTTGATGTCGGTTGTGCCATTGATAAGGCAGGTCATTGTGTAAAGAGGGTTAGTCGCAGATACTGCGGTTCCCTTTTCCTGTAGAAGGACTACTGTGACGTTAGTTCCCCATGCAGCTTGCAAGGTCTGTAGGACGTTGGCTGTTGCTGTGTCATTGAGGAAGTCGATTGTGACTGATGATGCCTCGAGGCCTTTAACGAACTTATGTCCGCCATCGCCCATTGCAGTCACTTCGAGCTCGTCGAAAGTGCGGTTAAGTGTTACTGCTGTAACGTGGTCTGAAAGATCGACTGTGTTAATCTTCACGCCGACCTTGTTATTTAGAAATACAGCCATGAGATTATTCCTCGTCTTTCTTAGTAGTTACTGGCTTAGGTGTTGATGGTGCTACCTGCCCGATCTTGATCAGGAAGGCTTCTTGCTCTTTTTCCCACTCGGACATTTTAGCTCCAACTCGTTAGGACTGAGATATTGATATTACAGGTAAGCAGATCACCCGATGCGGCACTGAGTACGGCCGGAGCCGATACATCTGTGACGTTGTAGGTGTATGAAGATGCAGCGAGCAAGCCAAAGACTCGAACGATGTCATCCTCTATTCCGATGAGATTGCCTTCATTGTCGAGCAAGGGAACCATTACGGAAATTACGAAGTTAGCCATAGGCGAGATCGATGCATGCCAGCCGTTAGATGGCGAGATGTAAGGATCTGCTGGCGCTACGATCACGCTATTTGCGATCGGTGTTGCAGGTGGGAATGAGAAGACTGAGTATTTTGTATTATCTGTCAGAGCTGCTGCGATACCTGCGCGGAGTGTTGATATGGCGGCCATTAGCCCACCATCGATCTCGGATCAAGATATGGAGCAAGTAAGCCACGGACGCGAGCGAGAAGGGTATTGCCCATGCGATATGGAGATGGCTGATAGCCATCGATGGTGACGCCGCCGCTTGATGGGGCTTGGCGAGATTGCCAGATGTCGATCGAGATCATGAGAGATGCTTCTTGGATTGCCGGAATCGTTGTGTAATCTGTGTAGGTCTCAGCTGCTGCAATGCCATAAGGCTCGACTGAGTGATATGGATGGTCGCTGGTGTGTGTTGTGGTAATTGTAAAGGATTGAGTATCGACGCCTGTGATTGTCTTTGTGCCGTTGTACTTAGTGCCAGCGCCAGAGATAACTACTGACTGTCCGACGTAAAAGTAGTCGCGGATGTCCTGATCAAAGTAGAGAGTGCCGACTGTCCCTGTGTTGCCGTGAGCAATGATGTACTGCTGATTCTTCCATAGAAAGGGCAACAAGACGTTATCTGAAGCGTCGCAGACAGACTGCAAGACTGCATCGGTGTAGAGAGTGCCTACGCCTAAAGCCGTGCGAAGTTCTGCAACTGTTGTCAGAGCCATATTGTTTACCTTTCTAAAGACTGGCAGGGTAGAAGGGCACTACCCTGCCAGCGACTTAGTGTGGCTTACGCCTTGTTATTCTTGAATGCGCCTGCGCCGACCTTGGTAGCGATTGCTCCGAAGCCGTAGTAGCCGATTGTTACCTGTCCTGCTGCTGTTGATTCAGCGCGTAGGCGGTATGTTGGTGACTCGTACCATGTGTATGCATCTGGGTTAACGATGAGGATTGTTCCATCGCCATCGCCGCCGTTTGTTGGATCAACGTAAAGGTTGAGTCCAGCAACGTTGCCTGTGAGTGAAGTTGGAGCAACTGCTCCGCCTGCGTTCATCGGATTTGTCGCTGTGTAAATTGGGCGGCCTGCATCGTTAAGTGACATGATGTTTGACCATTGTCCTGTAGATACGACCATGTTGCGAGCGAATGGATTTGGAAGTCCTGCTGTTGCGCCATAAACAGATGCTGATCCGCGAGCAACGATTCCGAGGAGTTCTGCTGCTGTTGGGTATGTTGCAACTGTTGTTGCATCAAGTGAAGCACCTGAAATAAGTGCAGCGTTAACTGCTGAGTTAGTCGCCTTTGCATAAGCAGCCGCCATGTTGCGGACTAGCTCATCGAAGAATGCTGGAGATGTGCGATCTAGCAATTCAACTGAGAATGTCTGCTGTCCAGCGTACTTCTGTACTGTTACTGAAAGGAAGCTTGAGTTCTGATCTGTGTCGCTGAATGCGTCGCCTTCTGGCTCGATTGCAACTGTTGGCATCTGTGTGATCTTTGGGATCTCAAATGTCATACCTGCATCTGGAAGCACTCCACGAGAGATTGCATCGATTGATGGACGGATTGTGGTTCCGAGAGGGTTGATGATCTCAGAGAGCTGACGTGTTGGTACGAGACCAGCGTTGTCAGATGTGTCTGCCGCTGCTGCGATCCATTGACGAGCTACGTCGTCTCCGAGTGCTGCGCGGATTGTGTTCTCTGCATACTTTGCAGCTGTTACTTCAATGCGTGGCTTTGTGTAAGCCATTGCTGTTACAGCAGGGCGAGCAGCTTCAACTGCGGCAGCCTCAACTGTAGGTGTTGCTTCGACTGCTGGAGTGGTTTCCACTGTGGCTGTCTCGCTTTCTGTTGGTAGGGTTTCTTCTACGGCTTCATCTTCAGATGCCGCAATATCAGTGACGGCTGCTGACTTAAATGCGGCGGCCTGCACTAAACTTACTTCGAGGAGGTCAGCACTCGATACATACAGGACGCCATTCTTAGGCTTGGCTGCATTGACCATAACTCCGACTGAAAGACCAGTGCGGAGTTCTTCTGAGGCTTCGATGAGAGCATCTGTGCCGCGTGATGATTTAGAAATCTTGAAGGATGCAAAGATTCCGTCTTCTGTTTCATTAAAGAATTGAGCGCGGCCGATTGGCTGCTTAGGATCGTGCTCCAGAAGGAGCTTCACTTTAGATGAGTCAGCGATATTAATCGCGCCACGCTCAAAGACGACGGCTCCGGCAGATGTATTTCCTACCTCACCATTAAAGGGGACGATCTTGCCAGAGATAGTGCGCTCTGACGCGTCTGCTGTAAGTTCTGCTGAGAATGTGAGCATCTCTTTCATTGCATGCCTTCGCTTCCGTTAGGTGTTAGGTCTGTCATCTCCATGGCTTGCTCCTGAGTGATCAATTGAAGATCGAGAAGTTCACGGATAATTGATAACTCCACGAGTGGATCGGTGCGGAGATAATTCTTATCGATGTCGAACTTGACGATGTTGCCACGAGCTGTAATGTCATCCATTGATAGACGATCCTCGATGGCTGAGATAAATGGCTGTAAAGAAAGGGTCAAGAATTGCTTTCTTTCTTCAGTTACGTTCGCATAGGTCATTGTCGTATTTTGATCGGCTGAAACGTAATAAGGTGGGACGTTGCAAAGGCGAGCAATCTCAGTAGCAAGGTTCTGGATTGCCTCGTTGTACATCATGTCTTTAGGGCTGAATCCGACTGTCTCATAATTGAGAGTAGATGTTAGATAAGCCGTAGAACGATTTTGACGGGCAGACTTCCATGCTGCAAGTAATCCTTGGACTTCTACAGGAGGTAAATCCGCACCTGTATTCTTAAGATACCCAGACGCCATTGGAGTGGCCGCTGCTATAACGCTGGCCTTCTGGATGTCGAGAGCTGCGCGGATAGTCGATGTTCCTGTGTTGAGAATGCCATCACTTAGCGATTGAAATGTGATTAGAGATCCGAGGCCATCCATCGGTACTGTTGTGCCATCGATGGCATAAGACTTTACGAATACATTATCGCGATCAAGTGTGGCTGTGACGCGGCTGTTAGCGATCCACTCGAATCGAGATGGTCGGCCATCCTCCTGGTATGTCTCTACTACTTGCCAGAATGCTTGGCCGTAAAATAGAAGTGAGTCGACTGTGTAAGCAATAGTTACTGAACGAGGCTGAGAGTAAGAAGGTTGATCAAGCCATAGTGGCTTGCCTAATTCTTCGCCTGTTGACTTCTTATAAAGTTCGAGAGGGATTGTGCCGATTGTGCCAGCCAGAAGATTGCGGCATCGAGCTAGTGCCGGAACTCCCATTGCTTCTGTGCGTCCAACGTAAGCAAATTGGAACGGCATCGCATAAGGCGAATACTCACCGAGAACCTGCGGTGCGTATTGCGCTTCAACATTGGCCTTCGGTGTTGCACCTGTAAGGCGCGAGAGGATACCCATAGACCGCAATTATACACTACATGTAGATTATTCTGTGTAGATAGCCGCAACCTGTTGTGGTTTTAATAGCATTGACACAACCATGGCGAGAGAAATCGGCGCCGATACATCGCCAGCGCTCTTACGCTTTACGATGCGCCAGCTTGAATCGTTAGTCTTTGCCGCGCAGTTATTCATCTGCTTTATTAATTCTTCTTGCCCGTTATGGACTACTCGACCATTGACCATGCCATCGAGAAGGTCAGAGCAAGCCTGATAGAACTGCTGGCCTGATACATCCTGAGTTATCTGTCCTGCATTAGCCAATCTTTCAGCGATTGATTGCGTCGTGTACTTGTCGTAACAGATCATTTTTGGACGATATTGATCAGCCCATCCCTTGATCTCAGCTGCAATCTTTAGGTCATCGACCGAGACTTGCGACTCCCACGTCTGCAAGATACCGACACCGATTCTTCCGTCACCCATAATCTGACCAGCAACGAGGCTCGCATTGCGGCGAGATGGAGATACATCGAAGCCAAAAACTGTATAGCCACCGATCGGAATCTGGAGCGTGGCATCGCTGGTCGCCTCAAGTACGCCATGAGGCCATGGACTCTGTAAAGAATCAATCCATTGGCATAGAAGTTCAGTCCTAATATCTTCAATCTTATTTGTCGCGACAGCTTCTTCAAGTGACTCCTCCGATATTGTGTAGCCGAGAGCAGGGTTACTCATTGCCCATGCATTGCGGTCTGTGATCTTGCAGTATTGCGGTGCTGACCATTCGTAAAATCCGAATGACTTAGGCGGTGCAGATAAGGCTCTTTCTCGAAGCGTATTTAGCGTCTCAGAGAATGCGTCACCAGCATTGGAAGTAAGCAAGGTCTGTGCATTAGGTCTGGCGCGAGTCGTAGGGATTGCAGCTGTGTAGCCATCCTTACTAATCTCTCGGACTTCATCGATCCAGAGAAAGTCTGCTGTGCGTCCACGAGATGAGTCACGAGTATCTGATACGAGGTCAAGGGTTGCCCCGTTGAGCAGCTCGATGCGCTCGCCGCCGTTGGCATAACGGATCGCTTTAGTACCGGCCTTTAAGTGCGGAGCATTCTCGATGATCCATGCAATCTCACGAAAGGTCATAAGGGCAGTGGCTCGGTTAGAGCTCATGATTAGGTGCTTGGTCTCGCCTCCATAGAACAGCCCCCAGATGACGCGCATGCGGCCTAGATGGGACTTGCCATTCTGCCGAGCGATGAGGCAGAGCGAAGTCTTGCGAATGTACATTCCTTTAGCGTCGACTCGCATCATGTCATCAAGCATCCACTTCTGCCACGGCAGTAAAGGCATTCCAAGATCATCTGCAAGTTTAGCGATCTCATCTGAGCGTGTTTTGCCCTTGAGAAGTGGGCTGTGGAGCCTTGCTTTGGTTGCCCCTCGTAGCGGCTGCTTACGAGCTGCCACTAGTCAGGACTGTCTGTGACTGGTCGGGCAGTAAAGGGTGAGTCTGGCATCGGTCTGGACTGCATCGGGTATATATTGCCAGA